ACCAGTTATACGCTTAACCAAAGAATCTATTTTACCATCATACATGCGTGGCGCTACAATAGCGTAATTCATTTTTACTTTAGTAAAATTACTTTTAGGACGCATCATATTTCTAGCCATTTCCCATTTAAGTAATTTATCTGTACCTAATATTAAAGCGCCTTCGTATAAAACCTCTATAGATCTTAAAAGTTTTGAATATCCACCTTCTTTGTTTTCTGGTGGATTAAAAGAATCATCTTTAGGTATAATTTTATCAGCACCAGTTCCTGTTTCTTTTATTTTATAAACTTCATTCATGTAAGTTTTATAATTAAAATATAGAACTTGAATCGTATTAGTATCCTCTTTTTTATAAGAATATCTAGTGTTATAATTATTTCTATTATAACTTTTATTTTTCATTATATCATCAAGATCAGACTCTGTTAAATGTGGAAATTGTTTAGCAAGTTCATTAACAGGTATAGATTTAACTTCACCAACATAATATATATCGTCAAAGTAAGGAGAATCTGTATATGAATAAACTAAATCTACTGGATCAACATAATCTATAACAACGCCTTCAGAAGTATTAAAAGAAGTTTTAACAGCTCCAATACCTAAAACTGTTAAATCATAATAAAATTGTTTTTTAATTAATTCATATTTATTGCCTTCAAATAAAACATTTAAAGCTTGTTCTTCAGCAAGTTCAACAGCTTGTTTATATGTTAACTGCATATGTAACTCTAACTCTTCTTCAGAATCAGGCAATATATCAGGATCATTTTCAGCTAAAGATATACCAAACGCTTGTTTTGAAAAAGCATCAAGCTCTCTAGTTCTCATATCAGCAAGCATAGACTCCATATATTCTGTTCTTTTGCTAATACCATAACCATCTTGAGAATATGCTTTTATATCGTAAGTTCTTTCAGCTATACCATTAACAACTATATCTACAAATTTAGAGATAATTGGAACAGGCTTCCAGTCTAAATTTAAATAGGACAAATCACCATTTATAGATAACTCATCCTTATATTTTTGTATTGATTGTTCTCCTCTAGCGTATAATCTTAAACTGTGAAAATCTCTAACATTAGACATATATCTATTAGTACTTCTGTCTTCGTTAAACCATTCTTGTTCTATAGCTTTAGCTACTTTCAAACCATAATCATAGCTTAGCTTTTCAGCATCACTAACTGTTTGACTTGGAAAATAACTTTTACCAGAATATGCCATATTTATTTTATTATTTGTGAATTAGTTCCAGTGTTACTATATCTGGAAATATTTATGTTTAATTTTGGTTTTTCAATTTTAACATTAGGTGCATATAAATGTCTATTGTTTGCCATAATAGCTAAACCACTACTTATTGTTGCGTCAAACTTTGTTCTTCTATTTATATCGAATTTACTCCAATCATTTAATAATTCGTTAAAATATAAATCTCCAAAAGTTCCATCTTGTCTCATACCAACGTGATCTTGTATATACATTTCAATAGCAGCAGCGTGAGCTTGTTTTATATCTTCACTTGAGTTTGGTATACCACCAACTTCTTTTTCTGCTACAGATAATTTGTTCCATAATTTATCTGGTCTGTTCATACTAAAACCTCTATAACCTCTACGTCTTAAATAATACAAAAGACGTGGTTTATTGTTCTCTGCTAATATTGGCATACCATAAAAAACTAATGCCATCAATACATCTTCAAAGAATATTTCAGCCGTAGGTGGTCTTGATAAGTACTCTAAAAAAAAGCTATTCGCAGGAGCGTCCTCCATACTAAACCTGGTTAAGCCGTGTAATGCTCCTTTAGATCCTTGTCCATCTACGGTTCCTGATATATCATAAGAGTCACAACCAAATGCTCCCATGTGTTCATTACCAGGGTATTTTATACCATTTTTAAGTACTACTCTATTCTGTAATTGTTGAGGTGGAACCCAACTAACTTTAAATCTACCTTTACTATCTGGATAAAATATTACTTGTGAATCTTTTACTCCATTAACCCATTGAAAATTACCAGTAGTAATACCAAGTGACCTAGACATTTCTTCATTGTAGTCTATTTGTTCGTATATTTTTACTAAATTAAATATACTATTTTTAGCCTCATCTCTAAACGCGTGTTCTTCTGTTCTAGGAAACTGTCGGTAAAATTCATTTAAAGCGTCTTGATCATTTTTTAATCCTTCAGCTTCATTTTGCCAATGATCAACTACACCTATATCTATTAATTCACCGTCTGGGGCAAACACATCTGCGTCAGGAGTAGTGAATACTGGAACTCCGTACTCGTCAATAAATCCTTCGTAGTTCCATTCCATTGGGATAAACAAAGAGTATAAACCAGATTTTGTTTGACCATTTCTATTTCGTTTAGTGACATCTGATGCATTGTATAGTTTTTTAAAATTACCACCACCTTTATCTAATGAGTTACTTGTTGATCCCATCATGCACTTACCTATAATTCTACTACCAAGTCTAAGACATGTTTTTGTAACTCGCCAATTATTTAATATATTATCTGGTCTTTCCCATTTACCACTTTCATCATGTACTAACAAGGCTAGTTTTTCACCATCATAACTATTGTCACCTGTATTTTTCCAGTCAATAGTTGTATCTAAACCTTCTAACTCTTCCAACTGTTCATTGGCTGTTATTTTTTTTCTTGTAAACTTACTAGCTGGCACTCTATATGCTAATTCTGTTTTTGGTCTATCCATACCGTCTTGAATAGGTTTAAAGAAAAAAGGATAATTAATACTAATAGGTACTACTTTATCTGTAAACATTTTTTTAGCATCAGCACCTGTTTTAGATAATATGCCATATCTACTATCACTTGATATAGTAGCTAAGTTAACTGTTTCTGCAGATGACATAAAAGAAAATCCTGATCTTCTGTTTTTTAAATAACACATGCCATAACATCTTTTATCTGCTTTACAAGCTTCCCAAAATATAAAAAATAATCTATTCGCCTCTCTAAAATCTGGTGCACCTACATCTATTTTACTCCATTGAAGATACATATAGTGCGTGCCTACTATATATGTTGGCTTGTTATTATTAATAAACCAAAAACCTTCGTCTCTTCGTTTAAACTCTTCATCTATATAGTCATACCATTGTTCTTTTTGTTCTTCAGGATAACTACGCCAGTCAAATATATTTTTAAGTTTACTTAATTCTTTAGGTTGATCAAGTTTAACCCATTTGTTTTTGCTATTGCTATACACATTGCTCGGAGCTTTTGGCAACGCGATAGCTAAATTTTGTATTTCTATTATTTCACCTATCTGTCCTGTTTTAGATATAACAATAATATTGTGTTCTTTATTATAGCCATATTTCCATTTTTTACCTTTGTTAAGACGACTAATAGTAGTCTTTTTTATAGGTTCAATAGTTTTAACTAAACTTTGCTCGTACATTACTTAGATCGACCCTCTGCGAATCCTTTAAAAGCTTTTTTCTTTGTCTCTTCAGGTGTTTTGCCCTCAAGCAAGTTTTCTTCTTCTTGAATTCTGTTAAGTATTTCAAATGCATCAAATATAGCTAGCTTTTTAGTAGCTGCTGCGTTTTTTAATCTATCAGCTGATACATCATCTTCTGTGTTTGTAATAATCTTTTCTTCTGCTACTTTTATCAGCTCATTAACTGCTTTGCGCCCAGCTTGGATTATACTCTTCTTCGTCTCCTTGATATTCATATTTAATTGTAATAAATTTAGATAAAACTCTATATAGTCTTTCGCTATCAACTATAAACTCATACTCACTACTTGGTCTAAAACCAACTAGGTCATTAACTTTCACTGTACCATCTGAATATTTAACAATGCCTTGCAATGGTTTTTCAGATTCAATATTAAATTTATCTGTAGCTTTTAAAGGCATTACAAAACAATAACCTTTTGGAGCTATCCACTCTTTATCTCTTTTATATAAAAAGATTTGATCGTGGTTTATAAAATAAGTGTCTTCATTAAAAAAACTTCTACTATTTTTTTCTTCGCCATGTTGATTATGCCATCTACGAAATACATTGTGATGTACTATAACTGTATCACCAGGTTTTATATCTGTATTACCAATTATAGGTGTTGATATAACAACAGCTTCTCTATTAACGTATTGATGGTTAAATATTTCAGTATTAAGTATTAACTCTTCACCACCTAAATTTTTAGTATTGTTATATCTTTCTCCTTTTGGCTTTACAACAAAGTTGTAAACACTCTTCATTAGTATTCGAGATTATATTCTACAGATACAGCCATATTTTTATTAAAGTCTTTCCAAGGTAATACATCTTTGTTTTTTTTAATATAAACAGAATATTTATCTTCTTCTTCTAGTATATCACAAATAGTATGCCCACCATAAACTTCTTGACCAACAGCGTAGTGCATAGCGTCGTTCTTATAGTCTTTACCTACAGATATTTTACGAATTAACTTTGCCATTTTCTTCTTGGTAATTTATAGTACCGTCTTCTATATTAATATCAAACGTGCCGTAATCTTTTTCAAACTCACTTTGTAATAATGTTAACTGATCATTTATACCAGCTATATTGTGTAAAGCATTATGTTTTCTTGACTCCATAATACCAACTTCCATTTGAAGCTTATTTACAGAACCAACTAATTTTTGAACTTTTTCTAACTGCTCGTCAGTTATTTTTTCAGGTTTAATACCTTTTAGTTCTTTTATTTTTTTACTTGTGTTTTTTGCCATTTTATTTAATTTAAGTTAATTTTAATTTATATTCCAAACTTACTTGTTAAGTAATTATTTACGTTGCTTATTTCATCAGCTGTTAAATCCGCAGTGTCATATACTAAAAGCTCAAGTATATGCCCATCGAAATAATGATCATCCTCTCTAGAACCTATTGTTTTAAAAGTAATAGGTCCACTGTCAGCTCTTTGAGTGTTTGGAGTTAACAAGCTTCCATTTTTAAATATATTTACATTTCCAGTTGCGCCAGCTTCTCTTTGTACTGCTAAAACATGCTTAGTATTATTTGTAAATTGATTTGCACCAAAAGTTGTTTGCGTTGTAGTTCCATCAATTTTTACTCTAATTGTTTTAGCATTTTGTACTTGAACAAATCCATCCGTATCGTCTATACCTAAAATAGTGTCGTTACCAACATTATCAAGCTCTATTACTACAAATACAATTAAAGCTTCTTGATCGCTTATTACTATATCAGGAATATCATAATGATCGTCACTCGCATCAAACTCTAAACCACCTTCACTTACTGTAGCTTGATTACCAGATGTGCTTTGTTCTGCGTGATTACTATTTCCAGACGAATCGTCCCACCTTGCAGCGGTAACACCAACGTCGTTTTGTAACCATAATTTTAAGTTAGAAATCTGAGTAGGTAAAAACTCTTCAGGAGCTCCACCACTTATTATACTATTTCCTAATCCTAACATTATTCTCCTATATAAGCTATAACCCCACCTCCAGAAGAAACATCTATTTCAGTCCAACGACCATAAATAGTTACTCCTTTTGGAAAAGTAACTGAATCTACAACTAAACCTTCTGAACCAGATATTGCGGTTTCACTACCATCACTTAAATTGTGAGCAGCTACTTCAGTACCCACATACTCTAAACCTGCAATTGCTGTATTTGTGGTATCAGCAACTAATCCTCCACTAGCATCAAATACTGTGTCCGCTAGCATCGTGATAGCAACAAAAACTTTTCCTGTTGGTGGGCTAATTGCACTTTGTCCATTAGTAGTGTATACTGATCCTAGTTGACCAAATCCATATGCTGTATCTTGTGATATTGCCATAATTTTATTTTTTTACTTTTTCAAATGATCGGCCACCAAAATAAGCACCAATCACCGTTATTAATACTAATTGAAGTAAATCAACCCATGACGATTTAACTTCAAAATTTAATGCACCTGCATCTATAAATATTAATAGCATGGTGCATACTATTAAAAATATTAATACTAATGGCCTAACGTTTTTACTTAGCCACGAGTCTGATTTTAAATCTGCCTCCCAACGAGATGTAATGTTCTTTTCCATTTCAACCTCGTAATTAGCAATTAATTCTTTTATTTTTCTTTCTGCTTCTAGTTTTTCTTCATTAGATGTATGTAAGTTGTCAATAACTCCACCTACACCTTTTACTAGCTCTGCAGCTCCTCCTGAAAATAGTTGTCCTAACATAATTTAATTTTAATATCCTCCGCCACCACCTCCACCGGTTGAACCTCCTCCTGTAGAGCCAGTGCCACCGGTTGGTGTTATATTATTACTATTAGCTGTTCCAGTTGCTTGCGCATGCGTAGCTCCACCCATATATCCTAATTGTCCTTGAAAAATATGAGTGTGGTAACCTGATAAACCTCTTGCTGCTCCATATACTAGCGCTTCTCCTATATTGTCAAATAAGGGTACGCCATTCATAGTTGTTATTATTGCCATGTTATTTCTTTTTTACTTTTTCAAACGAGCTAATACCAAAACATCCTAGTGTTACCCATACAAATGAATTATACACAACTTCGTTTATAATTAAATCTTTATCTGCTAATATACTAGTTAACAAATCAGCAACAGCAAATAAACACATTACTACAAATGATGCAAATCCAACCACGTTCTTTTCGTTTATTTCATTTTTATCTTTAAATAAGCTCCACATATTATACTGTTCCGTTATCGTTTCCGTTATTAGCTTCTTTTTCCCACGGAAAGTCTTCACTACCCGCTTCTTTTGCAACGCCATCTACAATTATCATATCTTTACCATTTATAGTTTTTCTTGGATATACTTCACCATTGTAAGTTACACTATCATCTGAATAAGCTAATTTGCCAATTTTCATGTCGGTAGCGTGTCTCATTTCGTGGTTTATAACTTGTCTTTCTTCTTCACTACCAGGTATTATTTTATCACTAATATATATGCTACCATCCATATTAGCTTCACCCATAACGCCTTCTTCTAATGGTTTTCTTATAACAGGCGTGCCAGGTACAGAAGCTTTACTATCTCCAGCCTCTTTGTGAAAACTAAGTTTAGATGTTATTTCACCTTTACTCATATATGGTTGTCTTGCTTTACCTAGTTTAAACCCCATTATCTATCTTTATCTTTTATCATATCATCTATAGCTTTATTGTAAACTTTATCTGTATATGATTTATTCTTATAAAATACACTTCGCTCTGAAGTGGGTAAGTCTTCCTCACCTAATAGGATTCTATATATCCTACTTATCATTTGAGA